CATTTACCTATCAGCTTAGCCAGATTATTCTGTTTCGTCTGTGTAACGTAATGCTCGCTATAGATCTGTAACCAATCTCTAGGGATTCTCTGTACGAGTTGTCCACCTATTACGAGATCTACATGTTGGAATATCGCGTGACCAATAGATTCGACGTATCTAAAGTCGATTCCACCGTTTTCCAACGGTGGAAGTGTAAAATGTACCCGTACAGTTTTTATCAAATCGCCGGCGTTCGCTGGTATCGTACACTTGAGAATACCACCATATTCCAATTGACCATGTAAGTCATGGGACACGTCGTAGGCTGAAAAGTTCGTATGCTTTTTGAACTGTTTAATGAAATGCGTGTATTCAGGATTCTCTGTGAAGTAAGCATCCTGGGTACCCGTAGTGGCAAGTTGCACCCGTCCTGCCATTTCTAATATAACCCGTTAAAATTTTAAACCCGCTAATCCCCCCTCAACGTGTAGAAGGTTGTAATTCAAAGCGTATATCGAAAAGTTTATATTCCGTGAAGTAGATGTTTCATCGAGTTCCACGTCTAATTTCTTATGAATAATACGACTCATGTTTAATTGACCGGTAGGATAATATAATTCCGGTTTCAAAGCGAACGAATATGTATAAAATTCATACGCGGGATCGGGACACCCTGTATGATGTATTAAAGACTGTTCATATGCTAGATATTTACCTGTGTGATCAAACATACGTTTACCGTTACACTCGAACCGAATATTCTTCACGAACCGGTAATCAGATCTTTTATTCGTCACTTGACTAGAAAATGCCTGATCGGATGATGATATGTTAAGTAGACGGTCTTCATTTCCTACGTTTGCACCGGTTTCTTCTTTCGCCAAAAAGAATAATTCTTTAACGGGGTTTGTAAATTTTAACAGCGCCGATTTCTTCGTTTCATTAGGTTTAAATTGCATAGTCGATAACTGTAACTGCGTTATGATATACTGCATGGGGCGTGTGAGTAAAAAGTTTATCTCATCCCGAGTGATGAAGTAGAAATCTGTAATCATAGACGCTTCAACAATAGACCCCAATTCTGTTTTAGTGCGTACCATATTTCCATTTACTTCTCCGTAGCTAAACGTCACATCATCATCCACATCTTTAAACTTTATATGTATTTCGATTAACTGACGAGTGATAGCGCATATAGGTATAGCTAAGCTAGGATTCCTAAAAAAATAGAACGGTAAGTTCAGATAGAAGGTCCTCGGTGCGGTGACGATTTGAATTTGGTTATTGTGACCATTCATGTAGTAAAGGGTTGTACCTGCATCATCTTTATTACTATAGAGTTGGTTATACATGTCTATATAGTCACCTGTAAGTCGTTGAATTGTTTGTCCACCGATTACTAAGTCGACGTGCTGTATAACGCTCGTAGCAATCGAAGCGTTATATAGATTTCCGGATGGTAACTCTCCCAGGGTAAGTTTAAGCATCACACTTCGAAGTAAATCGCCGACGTTATTTGGAATACGGGCTATAGCATTTCCACCCAGTGATAAATTTCCAGTGATAGGAATACCGACCGCCTCTGTAGAAAATCGGGTGTGTCTTTTGTAGATGGACGAAAAATATGAAATTTTTGGCTCACCGGTGAGCCATTGATCCTGGACACCGGTGACAGCGAGGCGTAAACGTCCAGCCATTCTTAATACATGTGAGTAAAATTTTATCAAATAAAACAATGCGATATTATAGATGGATTTACGTTTGAGAAAATTCAACCCGGCTAAAATAGCCGACGACAAGGTGTGTGTATTCATAGGAAAACGTAATACAGGTAAATCAACACTCGTGACTGATATTTTGTGGCACAAGAAGCACTTACCAGCGGGTATCGTTTTATCGGCTACTGAAGAAGGTAATCATTATTATCAACAGTATATACCTGACCTGTTTATTTACGGAGACTACGACAGAGAGGCTATAGAGCGAGTCATGGACCGACAAAGAAAGCTCGTGGGTGCTGGAAAACAAAATTGTGGTGCATTCCTCTTATTGGACGATTGTATGTACGACAATAAATTCATGCGTGACACGTGTATTCGCCAATGCTTTATGAACGGGCGTCACTGGAAAATTTTCTTCATGTTGACGATGCAGTATTGTATGGACTTACCACCAGCTCTTCGCGCTAACGTGGATTACGTGTTTATTCTCCGCGAGAACATCATTCAGAATCGAGAGAAGCTTTACAAATCTTTTTTTGGTATTTTTCCGACGTTCGATATGTTTAACAAGGTCATGGATGCTTGCACCGAGAATTATGAATGTATTGTGTTAGATAACACAAGTAAGTCTAATCGCATCGAGGATTGTGTTTTTTGGTACAAGGCCAAGCTTCACAAGAACTTTAAAGTTGGAGCTCCCTGAATACTGGCACGCGCATAAGAAGATGTTCAATCCTAAACGAAGCAGCGTGAACCGAATGGATCCCAAGGTGGTTAAGAATAAGTCTGCACTTAAAATTACCAAGACGAGATAATTTTATATCTTTACAGTAAGATGCCCACACCTAGATCGGGTACATCCATGAACATAAATCAAGGAAACACAAATGTCGAAAATTACCTGTTTAGGAGAAATGTCATGAACATAAATACGGTTGGTTCGGGTATGTTAGGTAAGAGAAAGCGTCTCCCAGCTAACTATATACCCACCAGTAGCAGCGCCAAACGAAAAGATCTAGAAATGGTAGCGAAGGTTGTCAGGGTTTCCAACACGAAAGCATCTATACAGCTCCCCAAACGTGTAATAAAAGAGTTACGTTCGATAAACAACATGTCCACCCTTAAAAGGTGGGAATACGGTGGTAAAATAGATTTCGTGTCCGATGGTAATACGATTAAATTTAACGTTCCGACACGTTTCACCTCGCAACAAAGAATGCAAGTGAACGGGCATATCGTAGGAATTTTTAGAAATTCTTACATTTCATACCACACACACCCGGGTATATCGACTGCTACGGTAATACACCTTTACCCTCGAGTACTCGAAACGTGTACGTCACACTTCCAAGTGGAGCGGATTTTGAAGCGTATATTAAGGGGTATCCGGGAATGCAAGCGAACATCATCGCAGATAGACACGGATATTACGTTATCGATATTTTGGAGTCCGTGGATAGGGGGCAGAGACCCGTTCCCGCCACTGTGAATAGGCATATGGAATGGGTTCGTTCTCAACCATTTTTTACTTCTAGGGTTTTTGGGGAAGATGGACAGGAGTATTTCCAGACTACGTTAAGAGACTGGAAAGGGGCTATTAACGGAGAATTGAATACACATATGAAACGTATATTTGGTATTTCTATAAAGTATTACACGTACGATGAAGAACCCGCTACGATTACTGTGAGTCGTGTCGACAATTCGAGCGGTCGATAGAATCTTCTAATTCGTCGACTTCATACCACGCGAAATGACATTCTTTTGAATTTTTATCATGAGAGCATATTTCTTGTGCTTCTTCTACAGCTTCTCTGAATCGTAGACGAAGACGCAAATTATCAGGTACAGGTTTGTTCGACGGGACGCGAACCGATTGTTGTTGATATATTTCATTTAGTACATTTTTCCTGGTTTTGTCTAGTCTATATTTATAAGAATCGTTTGAGGAATATGCCCGAATATACATACTATACCCGGGCAATATTTTTTAACTCGGGTTTAAAGACTAGAGACGTGTATCGAATATAATGGCGTACGATTCTCCGGAATGCAACTTTCGGTACAAGGTTTCTTCCCTGGAAAAGGTTATTGACGGAGATACCATTGACGTTTGTATTGATCTCGGATTTGATGTATGCACGAAGCAGCGTGTCCGTCTTCTAGGGATCGATACACCCGAGTCCCGTACTTCTGATAAGGTGGAAAAGGTATTTGGTCTTATCTCCAAACAGAAGCTTAAGGAGTGGTGCCTCAAGGCTGTCGCCAGTGAGAAAGACGACGTTGAGATCGAGCTTAGATGCCCGGAGGCGGATTCTAGGGGTAAGTTTGGACGTGTACTCGCCGAAGTTTGGGTTTCCGAGGACGGTGTATGGACCAATGTCAATAAATGGCTATGCGACAGGGGATACGCGGTGCCGTATGTTGGTCAAAACAAGGCAGATGTTGAAAAGTTGCACATTGTGAATCGTAAGCGACTCATTGAACAGGTAAAGGATAATGCGTTATATCCAGCGATTATCGATAGTATCACGAACTAAATATAACACATAATAGTATAAAAAAATCACCGTTTGCCCTTGTAGCTTAGTTGGTAGAGCGTCGGCCTTGTAAGCCGAAGGTCGCGAGTTCGAGTCTCGTCGAGGGCAGGGCTTGTAGTGAAACGGATATCACACTGGACTTCTAATCCAGCATTCCGGGTTCGATTCCCGGCAAGTCTGATTATTCGTTTCCACCAACCGAACGAATAAGATTAAATATATCTAAAAAGTAATCTAACGATGCGTTTACGAAATTGCCGGAATAATTCCTCTGCAATATCTTATTCGTATCATACACTACAAATAACGCAAAGAGTATCGTAAGAATTCTACTGGGAACGATTGAATTCCGTTCTTCGNCTCGTGTGCGTCTCACATATATATTGATAACGCGAGCGATCAAAATGGTTAAGAGTGAGAAGAATAATATCTGACCGAGAATATCGAGTTTGTATCCCATCTGAACCGTGAAGATTCCGGCGACTAACATACCTATAAATATACCAACGACCTCGAGTAAAGCTTCTTGTAAATTAGGCACGTTGTGAAGTGCCATACCAGAGATATACGCTAGAAGGGAAAATACGGCTACTTTAACGGGAATGGGCAAACGCACGAGACTCAACAATAGTACCAACGCGAGACCCACTATTCCTATCAATAACGCATTGGAACGGGCAATATCTTTCATGTAGGCGTTCCCGGAGGTCGCCTCGGCGGCCCTGTATGCAACAAAAGTTTGAAAAATAAGGTGCCCAAACACCCCCGCCATAAAAGGTATCTTCTTCTGTAAGTTACTCATTTATATTAGATTACAAATTATTTCATTCTACACCTGCATAAAAGTAGGTTTNGTCGTTTTGTACCGCGCAAACGAAGCCTTATCGTTGATGTAATATNTACGATACGCTTCGACGACGTTTGGACACTGGTACGCCACCGGCATACATTCNGGGATTCCCTGGNTNGAGTAATACGCNGTATCNCTTTTATGTTCNTCAAAATGGGGTGGTACNTTATTCTTGAGCCATAGTAAATGNCCTTCGCATGTATGAATTTTACCGTAGCGTTTCGTGTATTCTTTTGATAGGGCTAATCCGATTTCACATGCGAACATGTAATTACGAAGACTCGAAGAAATCCACATCGTCATCGGGTGTTTCTTGTGCGCGGGTTTGTACCCCCGCTGTGAACCACTTTTTGTATACGGTGCATACTCTCGAACGTATTGTTCCTGACCTGCGTAATACCATGCAGTGTATAACATCTGTGCAATTTCTAACTGAATTTTGATCACATGTTGATCGCAGGAAAGTTCTGCGATCTCTTCCGGAATCAACGAAAGAAAGAAAATATTCATCTTATTTTTAGTTAAAATGTTTTTCGACTTAAGTACACTTAAAAAATTTAGTCCCAATCATGACAATGCACGCGTTAGCAGCTCTTTTAATTGCACCGGCCAGTGCGTTAAATAAACGATTTAAGAGAAACAGGGCATCTTTCTTGGCGGAACCACCTCCACCCACTGATACCGTTGAATCGTGGGATTATGGTGCATACTCCGTGAAAGCGACGGTTGAAGCCTGTGACGAACACGGCGAACTCGATAAGACTTTCATTGGGTATAGTCAAAATATGGATATCACCGAACGTACAACTATAGCTTGTGATAGGTATAAGACCCATGGTACAACTTGTGGAGAAGTTCAGATGGTAATCAAGGGTGGGGAATGTGACGAAGTTATTTTCATGAAATTGAAAAACAATATCACTCTAATTCGTCTTCTATGACGATGGGTGGGGCTTCAATCCAATCGAGTGGTTCTAGAAATTCCGCCGCGAATGCGTTATCTTTTATTTCTTTTATCTGTACAATTCTACAATCCTGTGGACTCATGATAGGTTTCATTTTACTGGGTTCAATTACAATAACCGGTTTACATAACAATGCAAGCATTTAATTGTAATTAGATTTTAATTTAAGATTTTCTAACTAAATAGTATGGGAAAGAAGGGTCGCCGCGATAAATTTTCACCGTGTTCATTTGAAACCGAAATATACGAGGAAGCTTACGAAATGGAAATAAACATTCCGAGTACGGTTCCGAAAAATGATCACCAGAGGGATTATAATCGGGTTTTATACGGTATGAAACCAATGGTGTTTGCAGTAGGTCCGGCTGGTACAGGTAANACCATGTTAGCATGTTACGCGGCTATACAGGGATTAAACGACGATTCATTTAATAAGATTATACTAACCCGCCCCGCAGTTTCTGTAGATGAAGATATTGGATATCTACCCGGAACACTCGAAGAGAAAATGGATCCATGGACACGACCCATCATGGACATTTTTGCAGAATTTTATAACCAGGTACAGATTGCATCGATGATTAAGGAAAAAGTGATCGAGATATGTCCATTGGCGTACATGCGTGGCCGCACGTTTAAAAATGCCTTTATCATAGCGGACGAGATGCAAAATTCTAGCCCCAATCAAATGAAGATGCTACTTACGCGTATAGGTGATGATAGCAAGATGGTCATAACAGGGGATTTAAATCAGCATGACAGAAAATACAACGAAAATGGACTCAAGGATATTTACGATCGAATTAATGGTAAAACGCATAAACGCATAGAATGTATCACGTTCGAACACAAAGATATTGAACGAAGTCTTATCGTGAAAGATATTTTGGAAATTTACGGTGATTTAAAAGATTAGTTCTTAGTATATAAATGCTGTATGGTATAGGAATTTCAAAAGGTCTCGGTATGGAGAGTATTCGTATCGGTGGGAAAAAACATGTATTGTTCCGCGGTGAATCGGGTAAAGTTTCTATGCTAGAGGCACAATGTCCACACAGAGGTGCCAACTTATGCAATGGTAAGATAAAAGGCGACCGTGTTCAGTGTCCATATCACGGTTGGGAATATGACGCGGATGGAAAACTCGTTAAAGTACCATCTACACCTACGATCCCCGTAGGTGGAAATATTGGTTCTAAACCCGTTGTAGAAGATGGTGGTTTTATTTGGACTGCTAAAAAAAATCAACTTCTTCCTACACGTTACTGTAAAGAACTGACCGATCCTAGTTGGGTTCAAGTTTACGGGTCTAAAAACCTAGAGGGTAATATTTACGACTGGATTTTAAACGCGACCGATATTTCACATATAAACTACGTTCATAACTTTGCCGACGAAGACAATGGAATAGTTAAGAATCTTAAGATTGAAACAATCGATGATTACGTTGATTGTTACGCGGTCGTTCAACCTAAAGCCTCGTCTACATTCACTGAACATATGCAGCCTAAAGATGGTGCACCCGTCCACAGTCGATTTGTAGCTCCAGCTACGTCTATCATACGTATCAAATTGGCCGGTAAATATGAATTTATCACGTTTAGCACACTCTCCCCTATAGACGATACTCACACTAAAATGTCGTGGTGTATGATGTACCCAAAAACACCTTTAATGAACAATCCTATCGTCAATAAAAGATTTCACGATAAAATGTACGAAACGGTCGCTCAAGATGAAGCTATAATTAAGGAGATTGATTGGGTTCCGAT